ATTCAATCATATCGCCGCCAACTGGTGTCGTGAATACACCGTCAACTTCTACTTGTCTTAGATTATTTTTAAGTGATAGCTTGGAACCTCCACTTGTAGCCCCTAATGGATCGTATGACCACTTTTTAGCTGTACTATCCCACTCTAAATTAAAAACTACGGCTCCCGCATTCAACAAGTAACGCTTAGGTGTATCCGCGGTATAACCGCTTTTTGGTAATGTTTCGCTAGTAATTGCCATTCTAAATCCTCCAATCAAATTTTGCATATAATTGTAACGCTCTTCGTTGTAAAGTATCAGACCTTGTTGGGATTGGGTTATAGTTGCGATATTCGATTTGCACAAGAAATTTATCTGTTAGTTGGTGAAATCCACCGTCCTGATTAAATCTCTCAATCATACCTGATACTGCTTTTTCAATATCAACGTCATTAGTACTGTTATCAAAAATATCCACATCAACATAAAATCCTTGACCAGTAAATGTTGTTGGTTCGCCGGTCAAAGAAAAAGTTTGATATGGATAATTGACTGTTTTCTTTTTATTTTTTAAATAATGCGACTCAGGGACAATTGTGCTAAATAGTCCCGTTAGATAGTTAATCACATCAATCTGTTGACTCATTAGCTAAATCCCTCCAAATATTTCTTTTGCTAAAGCTTCGATAGCTGAACGATTCTTGCGAAAAGCTGGACGTAAATACGGCTTAGGTTCTTGCCCCCAAGTAAAAAACCATTCGCCACTAGGGTCTTTATACATCCATCCACCTTTACGACCATTCCCATTTTCTGCGAATTCTCCTGTTCCGAATTCAACATAAACAGCATATTCAACGTTAGTCCCCACATATCCAGTTAATTCAGCTTCATCAACATGGTGGTCAATGGAGTTTCGTAGTCTAGCAGTTTGAACCGTTGCTAAGGCTACTGCTTGCCCTTCGACGAGAATACAAGCTTGGAATAGCCATTGGATTGTAGCGTCTTTCAGAGCTTCTTTTGCTTCGTCGGAATGGTCAATAAATTTCATCAAGCCCACCTCTTACAATAAATTTCTAAGTGGTCACTCAATTCCATCACGTCATCCACAAAGGTGATTTCATACGTGACGCCAGTCCGTGGGTTATAAATACGGTCAGTAGATTCAATCGTAAAGCTAGTGTCTTCTGTCAAAAAGATATGACTGGACGTGGCCAACAAACTGTTTTGGTACTGCTGTTCGTCAGAGCCTGTTAGAAGGTCTAACCAACCTAAAGGCGTGTGAACAGTTTCCCATTTATAAATTGGGTCGTTCAATTCGTCTGTTTCCCCAGTATCTACTTCTCGTTTAATTTCAAATGGGAACATTCTACCACCTCATCTTGCGATATTTATCAATAAATGACATCATAGCAGCAGGATAACCAGCGACTGTCTCCGCACTGTTTTGGTCATAGTAGGTTTCAGACATGCGAGAGACCGTTTTAGATTTCAAACCGATTTTATCTGCAGTTTTAGCATCGTATTTTAACAATCTTGTCACACCGAACACAATATCAGGAGGATATTCAATTTTAGTGATAAAGGCAGATTCGTCATTCCCGACAAACAAACGTGCGCCATCTCGCACAGTAATTGTATTGCCTTCTAAGGTTTTGACGACATACAAACCATTATTCCACTTACTACCGGACACTTGGATAGTATCACCAGTTCGCAAGCCTTCAACTTCATCGAAAACGACGATAGAGGTTTCTGAATCAAATCTTAAGTTACAAAATCGGACATTTAGATTTTGAAATGGATTGTTTGTTTCGGCGCGAATAGCCTGTTCAATCCCATCTAAACCCTCTTGTGTGATACTCGGATAAACAGCTTGAGCCTTTTCTAAAGAGATAATCATTGGTTAGCTCCTTTCTAAAAAGAAAAAGAGGTAGCTTATTTGCCATCCTCTTTCGCGTGGTCATCTAACAATTGCTTCAGCGTTTCATTTTTGGCATTACCGCTAAATTCTACACCCAATTCTTTCAACTTAGCTTTAGCCGCTTCACGGTCAAAAGGTTCATCTTTTTCAGATCGTAAAGCGTTTAGCTCTGCTTCTAAAGCTTCTTTTTCAGATCGTAAAGCGTTGTATTCTGCAACTGAGTAAGTTTTACCACCTGTTGCTGGTTTTACAACTTTATATGAGTTCGTTTTTCCATCTAATTCTACTACGTCATAACCTTCTGCTAAATAAAAAGCCTTATCTGTATCAGCTACAGACAAGACTCGATTATCTTTTTTCACTTTAATAGACATGTTTGCTCCCCCTTATTCTTCGATTACGAATGCTAAACCGTCATGTTTTGACTCGAACAATAATACATCATCGTATGATTGTTCGTAGTACAAGTAATTTCCGCTATTAGCCGCTGATGGTGCATCCAAACCTACAAAACTATATTTTTGAGGTGCAGCCATACAAGGAATATAAATCAAAAAGAAATGAATTTGTTTAGCTGTCGGGTCTGCAACAGCTCCAGTCGTGAAATCATACAATGTTTTCATGCGATCAGATGGAATTGGTGGTTCGATAGTCACTTCATCCAATCGGTTGATAATACGATTGATTTCCCCATTATTATTTTGAACTGGTACCGTACGAGAGAATTGTTGCAAGTTTTTGATTAGTGTTTTAACAGTTGGGGTACAGAAAATAGTACGTCCAACCGCTGGAACACCTTTTTCATCCATGTTAGTCATTAATTTATCAAAAGTAGCCAAGAAATTTGTTTCATCCAATGTCATTTGTTCAATACCTTGACCTGTGGCAATGGCATTCTTACGAGTAAATAACGTTGAAGTCATTTGTTTATCCATTTCAGGAATTTTTTCTTCGTCGTTATAAACTTTAGTTACATTGGCAATTGACACTACTTGATTCGTTTCATCGATATCTGACGGGTCAACTAAAGTAGACCAGTAGCGCTCGTTCGTCAATGTGTAATCTTCCCATTGATTTTCGTAATTCGCTTCAACGGAAGTAATTGAACGACGTACACGATCTTTACGTCCACCTGTAATTAATAACTTAGGAATTTTAACGGTTTTCGCTCCGGTGAATTTCAATTTTCCGTTCGATGGAGAATTCCATAATTTTTTTGTATATAATAACCCATTTGCAGCATAGCGTTGTTCCAAACCTTGTTGGTAAGCTTCTGCATAATTTACTACTGCTGGCATATTGTTTTCCTTCTTTCATTTATTATTTTGATTGTGGAATATCTGATGTGAAAGCATCAATCATAGCTTGTGTTGCATCGGGCTGTGATTGTTTCCCCTCTTTGGGGTCAGGATTTAAGGTTTTAAATCCATCTAATGGATCCTTAGGGTCTTGAGTTTCTTTTGCAAAATAATCTGGTAAAGCACTTTGCAAATCTTTCACTTTGTTTGCTAAGTCTTTGACGATTCCGTCTTTTCCTAGTTCCAAAGCGCCTAATTTAAATGTTGCATACTCAATATCTTTAGCGCCTGCATCACGCAAAACGTTGCTAACTTGGTGATTGATAACCAACTGTTTATTTTCAGTTTCCAATTGTTCCGCTTTAGATTTGTAGGTATCTAGCTCTTTTTGAACATCCGGATTGTCCTTAACCTTCTCTTCTAAAGTTTTAATTGTGCTATTAGCTTCTTTCAAACTGTTTGAAACATTGTTATATTGGTCTTTTGGCACAGCATGCTTAGGAAATTCTTGTTGAATTTCTTTGTTTGCTGCATTTGTATCAATCGTGCCATCTTCTTTTGTATGCTTTGCTAAAATTTCTTTAATCCATTCCATTGTTTTCCCTCCATAGCATTTATATAGCGGTCGCTACCGCTTAGAGTGTCCGAATATACTGTCGGCACAGTGCGAATAGTTTTACGTCATAATCCAGGACAAAATAAAAAAGACTCAATAAATACCCAAGTCTTCTGCTTCGTAATATTCTTCTAATTCGTCTTCATCCATAACGTTTAAACCTTGATAGCTTTATTCTCGAATTTTTTATAAGCATCAAAATAAAATTCTCGTTTATCGCCATTATAAGTAATTTCGTAATACATACCATCGAAAAGTGTAGTGCTCAATAAGGCTTTGTTATGTTGTAAAATCTTACATTGCCAAACCACAAAAACTTCGAAATCTGGTACATTATCACTCTTATCTAAGTGGTCGTTTGCATATTTTTCAACTAATTCACGACATCTTGAAATAAATTTCTTTTCATCCATCTCTATTCCTCCCAACTTTTATAAGTGACTTTCGCTCCTTGTTTCTCATACCACTCCACCGACTGTTTCAGATTCGGCAACGTATGAGAAATCATGCCAATACGTAACGTAGCTTCCGAAAATGATTGGTCAATCTCTACATGTACATGATTGCCATTCCAAATAGGCTTCTGTTCCTCATACAAAATATTGCCGTCTTTATCCGTAATTTCGTTTTCAACCCAATAGCGACTATTTTCGTCTTCGATGGCCTTTTTGTATGCACCTGCAAGGCTAGATGTTACTTGTAAAGTTAAAATCGCTTCGTGAAAATCATTCATCAAGATTCCTCCTTCTTATTCCAATTTATTTAAAATATCTACAAGCATCTTCTCCGTCTGTAACTCTTGCTATTAGACAATTCCTTGAAGGACAACTGGTCTCCAAATTCAATAAGTAAACTTCTAACTCGCTTGTCTTGAATAGAATCAAAACTTTCCAAGAAATCCGAATAATTATCTCTACCAACCATTTCTTCCATATTTGTTTTACCGAAAACTTTTGATTGTTTACTTTCAGTTGGCGTAATTATCTCTTTATTCTCCAACCACTCGTTGTAATTTTTATAATCAATAACTTCTTTTGTCTCATTATCACGTCTCAAATCGGGTTCATACCCATCGATAACGGTAATAGTACGACATCGGCAATTGCAATCCTCACTGGCAACGCCAAACATATGTGGTTGTAACGCCTTGTGCCCATCTACCTCAAAATACTCATCGATACCGACTGTTTTTCCATCGAGTTTACGGTGATTGGTACGCGTATCGCCATCTAGCGTGGATATCCATCGCTTGTTGGTTTTCAAACCTAGCTCTTTTGCGTGGTTCTGTGACTGCTGTCGAGTAACACTGGTAACACGTCCTGATTCCGTTCTAGCTATATTCCTAGCCCTGCGGTAATTTGCGCCACCTATTTCAGCAATCTGCACTGCCATTTTTTGCGTTGACCACCCCTTAGCAAAGCCTCTTGTAAGCACTCTGTTAAGGTTTTGTTTCATCTTGGTTGAATTCCCCTTCAATCTTGTTGAAAGCTTTCTTCCAGCAACTGGCGTATTGATTATGGTGGCTATTTGCTTATCAGTCATCATAGTAAAAGACAATGGTATTTTTTCTGACATTTCAAACTCATAAAAGAGTTCGTTATAAGCTGTCTGACCATCGTGCTTTAGAAAATCAAAGATATTCTTTTCTTGATTACCAGCTAACTGATTCGCTTTGGCATACATCTGACTACGAATAGCCTCTAAGCGTTCCTTTTGCAATTTCTTGCTGAATTTATCATCCAATTCAATCTCTTTGGACAGTTTGATAATGTCTTGCGTGATTTCTTCGGCTAAATCTTTGTACAAATGCTGTAATTTCTTATTGATACTCGATTCTGATTTACTGAGTAGTGATTCAATCTCCTTGCGATATTTTTTAGACATGGCTACTCACTCAATATCTTAATACGCAAGATATCCCACGAAGGAATCAGATATTTTCCAAGTTTTATACCCAAATTTGATTCGGTACTGAAAAGTTCAGGTAATTCTTCCTTTTCAGCCTTAGTATAACCTTTGATTGAACCACCACTTTTTAAATAAACTCTAATTTTCATCTTCTGGTACCTCCTCTGGTTCTTCGTAATCCTGTTGTTCTAGACGTTGCTGCACTTCCTCATAATCCAATTCCAAGACGTTACAAATGTACTCAAGTACTGATTCATCATCCAATCGAGTAGCAGCGTTTAGCAAATTATCAATTTCAACTTGCTTTCGTTCTGCTTTGATTTTCTCACGTTCTTCAATCTCTTTTTCGTTAAAGATAGTTGATCGTGTGATAATGATTTCCAGGTCATCCGTATGGTAATTGGTATTAAATCGGCGATTGATATCAGCAATAATCAGTTTTAGCATACGTTTGATTAATTTACGCAAGCGAATTTCAGCCTTGTTACATTTAAAATCCAACAATGAATAGCGTGATTGAATAACCACATTTGTGATATTCCCATCCCCGACTTGCGACGAATCAAACCCCATGCCGAACTTATATATGCCCTCTTTATCAACTTTCAGCTTTTCTTTTCGTGCCT